GATGTCGGCGGCAAGGTGCTCGGCGGTGGCGTCTCTACTATGACTGGAACTGGAGTGCGGGCCGTTGATAATAATGGTAATCCTTTAGCTACAGCTTCTGCTGTAGATGATATCGCGGCATTAAGTTTTTAAAATAGAAATTAATGTAATTTAAACAAAGCAATTGTTCTATAGCAAAAGGAAAAGATAATGACAATATTATATCCTGAAGAATTGGATTCTGATCTCACGCTACCACGTGTTGATGACAATATAACCGAGATTCGCGCGGAAACGATAAATCCCATTCGCGATGCTGTTTTGACAATAGAGAAAACGCTTGGGACAAATCCTCAAGGAAACCTGCAAGACCTTGATACAAGAATTAATATTTCTATTGATTCTGACGGAAATATAAAATCTTCGGCCCTAGCGGCTATTGGTCTAGTTACACTTCCGATATATGATGCGCAAATTGCAACTAACGCTAATATACAGGAAACCAAGCTAGCTCTGGCTTATAACACGCCCACTCTCAAAAGTCTAATAGATGTGGCAGATAGTGATATTTCATCGCTACAAGGAAGCCTTAATAACGTAAGTAATACGCTTCATTTACATATATTTGGAATAGACACGCTTGATTTTAGACATGACGGCTATCAAATAAATATAAATACGGCTGGCACGGCAGGTCTTGCTGGATTGGGAGTTACTACTATAGGAGATGCAGTTAACGAGTTTGATGGATATCTATTGAGTGGAAATAAATCATTGCCTCCGCATCTGGAAATAATACTTCCTTCTCCAATGAAACATGTAGCGAGGAATATACAGGTTGATACTAGCAATTTTACAACAATTTCTAGAAGCGCAACGGATGTCCAGGCTGCATTAGAAAGTATTGATGCTAGCACCGAAGTGGTGTTGCATGTCGAGGATTATCATTCCAACGGCGTCTTTAACAAAATTGTTTCGGGAACTCTATACAATTCTCAAAAGCCAATTCTAATTCCAGATATAGTTTCTTATACGGAAGGATATGATGGTTATGGCATTGTTTCATTTCAGAATACAACTTCTTTTGACGGATATGTAAAACCCGGAGATATATTATTTATATACGATGGATATGTCGATTCGGGCTCTTATCAAATCAATATGGTTGGCCCACTTAGCAATCCAAATATTTTGGGAAATCTTCCTTCGTTAAATGCCAATCAACTATCCGTATTTTGTATATTTAGGGCGTCTCAATCTTATAGCGACAAGGTTCATGCTCAAATATTTGCTCCTATATTAGTATCGAGCGAAGCGTGTCCATTGGCGTGTGCTGTTAGAGACAATGGGTCTGTTGCAGATACTATTTCTATTCTACACCCGCAGGCGGCAAGGGTTAAAAGTCTAGGTTTTGATGGAACTATTTTAGCGGCAGATGGATACCATTTAGGGATTTCTGTTGGAGTTGGCAACGGAATATTTAGAACCATAGATATTCCAGATTTACAATTATATAGATTATCTCTTACAGAAGCATATCCGGTTGACGCAAAATCAGTTTCCGAAAGAATAAACGCATATGTGTCGGATCCTTCTCTTGGTTTTCATTTTCCTATAACCGCGTATAGAGTTGGGGACGAATTGGCTATCGCGCACAATTGGGTTGGTCCGGATTATACTATTGAGATTTTAGACGGGTATAGCGGAAACTTTGCATTAGGTTTCGATCAATATGGAGCCAATGTTGATGGTTATGTTATATCTGGAAATCTAGGCGCGAACTATTCTGTTGGAGGACATTCATTATCTGATATCGAACAACTATTTGATGGCTATACAACTCTTTCTTCTCCAGGAAATTCGTTCAACCTACATGCTAATGGAGATAATGGAGCAATATTAAATCCTTTAGATTATAGTATTGTTCAGGGGTCAGTCATACATATTTCTGGCCATTCAGCTCCAAATGCAAATGGTAGCTATACAGCGCTTACGTCTAATTCGTCGTTTGTTACCTTATTTGAAACTATACCTGCGGGAACTTTTGATATAATGGTTTCATCGGCTGATATATCATTATCTATACTGTCGGGCGGAACAAACTCGGGGATTATACAAATATACGTTGATAATAACCAGAATACGCTTATGCACCAAAGGCTGGTATACAATAATGCTTTTGGTTCATCTTTTGAAATAATAAATGTTTCTGATGGATTTCCTGAAGGCGATGCTTTCGTATATACATCTAGTTCGCCGGGAAGTATTACGTTTTATATGGTTGTTGATACTTTTATAGGCTTGACGGCTACAATACAAAGTGATTTTGTTGGTTCGTTTAAACTATATCATCCGAATAATTTGGATTATATTACTATAAATATGGATCCAAATAACGGTCCGTTTACTGTTGGTCCTGGTTTCATAACGGTGACCGTAGTCTCTCCATTGCCAGATGATGAAGCGCTATTATTGTGTACGGCCTTTTTCAATAGCGAGCTTAATATCACAAACATAATAGATAATAGAATGTTTGGCAATCTGGGCATAGAAAAGATTAGAAGCGATACTATAGAGTTTTTGTCTCAAAGGCCATTAGCGGAACTTAGGTCAGACGGAGTTGTTCGTGGGTTTGATTTGGCTGACGCGGAGTACTTTGATTCTATTACCGGCATGCAGGCTGTTCCTCTTACTGGCGGCGTTGCATATGTGGACGGCGTTCGTATTGCCACAGATACTCAAAAAGTAATTCTTCAGTCCTTCGACTCTAGTAGTAGTTTAATTACCGCTAATAAAATAATTGGCATAAACGAACTAGGAACTATACAAGAGCTGGATTATTCTCTTGAAACCTTGCTTATAGATGGATACGATGGATATGAAACTGCTTTTGGCAGGGTTCTTCCTTTGTTCTATGTCCCGATTATAAATGGCCTAATAGACAAATTGGGCATAATAGATATAAGAAGATTCATAAACAATCTAGATGATAAAATAGAGTTAATCGTTGATGGAACCCAAAATAATTTGATTGGTACCTTTACGACTTTAGAAGGCGCTTTGTTGTATGCTCAAAATTATCCTTCGGCGGAAAAACTTACTATAAAAATAGTTGGCAGTGTGTTTCCGAGTATGCCTCTATCTGTTCCGTCCGGCGTTTCCATTGTTGGGTCTACGCTATATGGTTCATCGCAACAAATAATAGGGCGTACGGTTTCCGGGCCTGTTATTACGCTAAATGGAAATAATCGGCTGGAGAATATAAAAATAATCAGTTCTCCTGATGTTTATTCTGTTATCTCTGTTGCAGGATCAAACATAAATATAGAGAAATGTTTTATAGGTTTTTCTTCGTCAGTCGGGAGTAATGCTGGCTGTTCTGCTGTCAATTTGGCTGGTAATTTTAGTAATGTAAGAATCGTCGATAGTTTAATAGACACTGTTTATAATGGCATTTCGTCTACAAATACTATCCAAAATCTATTAATAGACGGTAATGCTTTTACTAATGTGTCTGGTATTGGAACGTCATTGCTTCCATCGTGTGCTATAAATCTAGCGTGCGCAGACCAATATGGAACAGGGATATCCATATCTAATAATACTATTGCCGTTTCTGCATCATCGTCCTCTGCAGATATAAAAGGCATTTATATAAATCTTGCAGATGCATATGGCGTAAATGACATTAGAATTATTAATAATTATATTCAACAGGGGCCTTATTCATCTGGCATGTCCGATGGTATTAGGGTGTTAGCTAGTAGTTCTGGTAGAATTAATAATTTAGTTATAAGGGACGGGTATATTAGCGGGGTTAATCTTGCTGACAATAAAATATATGGTATTTATTGCTCGGGGGCTGAAAATATATTCATAAATCATAATACCATTTCATATTGTGGTGCCGCATCCGTATCGCCTGGCTTTACAAATAATTATGGAATATATGTTGCGGACGGATTTTCTTTCTCTGAGGTATTTGATAACACTTTGCTTAATTGTGATTTTACTACCGGTATATCTGTTGCTCCAACTGGAACACCGGTGTCTGGGCCTGCTACCATTTCCTCTAATAATCTAATTTCTATTGGTACGAAATGTACAAATGGGATACAAGCTACAGGACAAGTTGCTGGAAATTATGGATTTATGATATGCAATAACACAATAAATAGCAACAGTGGCGTTGCAAATCAATTGATTAATACCGTGGGAGACTTGCTTTCTATTAATGGAAATCGACTATCTAGTTCTGTAAATAGTACGTATGGAATCCTATTTTCCGGTACATCTGGTGCAGCAGGAATATCAGTAATAGGAAATATATTCAATGGAACTATAACAAACTCAATATATGGCGCAGGAACACCGTTTACAAAATGTACTTTGAATAGCAATGCTTCTACAACATCGCCGACTTCATCGATTCATTTGCCATACGCGGATGCAAGTTGTCTAATTGTTGGAAATAATTTTTATGGTGCAGGCGGGTCTAGTGTCGGCGCGGCGTTTGCATCTGCTAATTTAGGAGTATAAATATGGAAGAAAATAGCAAGAGTGGTATGGATATTCTGGATGAAATCTTGGAAAAACTGGATCTGCTGGAGAAAAAAATAGACCTGATAGACGCTAATATTAAAAATCTTATAAATGGCGCTAAGGCAGCTTCTCCGGAACCATCGCGGTCAAAAATAAGTGCAGCTCCGCCACCGAAGCAAGCACAAATACAAGCGATAGACAAACCTGATGCCGACGAAAATGGATTTCATAATTTTAAGTTTCAACCGACTGACGCAGCAAAGATAAAACAAGATAGTCCTTTGGCTGCTAAAAATAGGGCGCCCACTAATAATTTAGGATATATTGTCGTCACCGGGAAAATGATAAGCAATATAAATGGAAAAATTACTCCATTGAGTGGTGTTAAAGTAAGAATATTTAATGATTCCGATGTTCTAGTAAAGGAAACTTTTACTAACCGATCTGGACACTGGACATCACACTTAATACCAGGAAAATATGTTGCCAATTTTTCGGGGGAGATTAATGGTAAAAAACTTATAGAACAGAATCGTAATTTCGTAGCGCCAGAGAAATTACCAGAAGGACAAACGGAATTAGTGGTGAATTAAAATGGGAAAACTTTGTATCGATGATTGTCATATTGTTGCAGAATTACGTGGCGGACAATGCGATTCTAACGTTTATATTAACAATAATACTAAATATAAATGGTGGTGTGATAAATGCAACTATAGATGGGAAACAACATACGGAAATGTACAACAAGGTAAGTGGTGCCCAAAATGCGCTGGTCATTTAAAATTATCTATTGATGCCTGTCATATAGTAGCTGATTTTAGAGGCGGGCAATGCAAATCTACAGAATGGAAAGGTACCGAAGAAAAGTATTTGTGGCAATGTAATTGTGGCTACGAATGGTTGGCTAAATATGGTAATGTTAGAATTGGTAAATGGTGCGCAAGGTGTGCCGGAAACGAAAAGGGCTGTATAGAAAAATGTCATATATTGGCAGAGTTTATGGGAGGCCAATGTCTTGACAACGAATATAAAGGCGTTGACTATAGATATAAATGGTGGTGTAGTAAATGTGATTATAGATGGGAAACATCCTACGGAAATGTACATAGTGGCAAATGGTGTCAAAGGTGTGGATATTTGCGCGCTGCGAAAAAGTCAAATAATTCTTATATTTTATATCATTGGAAAACTGGCGAAGAAATAGTTTGTATTGCTTCTTACGAAAAAGCAGTTGTTGAGAGCCTAAATAATAAAAAAGAAAATTATTTATGGCAACCAGAAACATTCGACACGCCATTTAAAACAAAGATGGGTAGAACAAGTACCTATAGGCCTGATTTATATTTACCAGACTTAGACAAATGGGTGGAAATTAAAGGATTGTTTAGAGGAAACGCAAAAAACAAATGGGAATGGTTTCATGAAGAGCATCCAAACTCAGAACTGTGGGATGCTAAAAAATTAAAAAAGATGGGGATTTTATAATGACTTTTACTAATACCAATGTAATATCAGATATTTTCCATCTTGAGTATATATTCGAGCAAACTGGAATGGTTTATACTAAGAACATTTTGATCGACACTTTAAGAGATGTATTCTCGAAAGATAGACAATATCATTACGTACAAGATATTTACGGATTTCCATTAACCCCGTCCTCTCTTGGGCTATCCTCCACGGCTGGTTTGGATGATCAAGAGACAACGCGTATATTTATCGGCTCAACTTACAGATATGATATTAAGATGAATCCCAGCCTGATTGTTCGTAATACAGGCTCAAGATATTCTCCTGTTTCCTTCAATCAAGATTTTACCAGCACCGTTAATAGAATAGAAACTTTAATAGATGGCGACGGAAACCAAACACAAATATATGTTCCCGCCTATTATATTAGAGTTGGAGCTTGGGATCAAACTCTCTCTGTGCGTGTAATTGCCGAAAGCGAAGTTGACCGCGAGGAACTGTGTGATATCGTTCAGGTTGTTTTAATGGGTTCTCGCCGACAAGAGCTTCAAAACGCCGGTCTCTTTATAAAAACGCTTTCAACTAGCGGTGAGACAGAAACGCCTTATGCCAATGACTATCTTTATATGGTTGATATAAACCTAGAGGTCAGAACGGAATGGAGAATACAGGTACCCATAAGTGATGTTTGTGAAAGGATAGGTTTATGCTTAGCTTTTGGCACTTTAAATGGCGAAATTGACGATGCTTTGGAGGTAAATGAAACCCTGGATCATACAAATCTTTTATAAAAAAGGCTATAAAAATCTATCAATAATTTAACTATAAGGTATGGATGATGTTGTGTTCAATTCTTTTATGCGAGGTTATTTAAGTGGTTGATTTTATTGAAGAAAATAATGATATTATATTTTCTGAATGCCCAAAAATTAAAAACTGCTCTATCTGCGGAAAAGAAAAGGATTTGAGCGAATTTTATTTTAGAAAGGATTCCGGTAAATATAGAAATGAATGCAAAGAGTGCCACGCATTAAAAGGCAAGGATTATGACCAAAAACACAAAGAAGAAATGAAACAGTATTATATAAAAAATATAGATAGAAAAAAGAAACAATCTAAGAAATATAGAGAGGACAATCAAGATAAAATAAAAGAAGCGCGAAAAAATTACCAACCGATAAAAACCAAAAGACATTTGGAGAGACTTAAGACAGACGTTAAATATAAGATTGCTAACAAATTGAGAATACGATTAAATGATTCACTGAAAGGGCAATCCAAAACCGGATCCGCCGTAAAAGATTTAGGGTGTTCTATAGAAGAACTTAAACAGCATTTGGAATTAAAGTTTTATTCCAACCCAGAAACAGGTGAAATGATGTCTTGGCAAAATTATGGATTATTTGGATGGCATATTGATCATATAATTCCTTTGGTTTCGTTTGATTTAACAGACAGAGAACAATTTTTAAAAGCCTGTCATTATACAAATCTTCAACCTTTATGGGCTAAAGAAAACTTAGAGAAAGGATCAAAAATTATTTAACAGGAGACAATCAAAATGGCTAATATACCAGGAGCCCCAACTAGTTTACAAGCTGGAGTTTATTCTAGAGTTCGTACAATACGTAGGGCTGTATCAGTCCCTGGCGGGCTTAGAGTGCTTGCTGTGATTGGCGAAGGGCAGGCTCAAGAGACCATAGTTCTAAACGCATTGGGCGACGGGTTAGATGGTATGAATGCTGACTACTCTGGGTCCGATAAGCCCGATGGTCGTCATTTTATGATTTCTGCGGCCCCAGTGGTTCAAAAAAGAACCGCTCTGCTGCTGAATGGCATCCCGCTGAATGGGCTTGAGTCGTCAACAATTACGCCTATGTTTAGCAGCAAATACGATTATATGTTTGACTACACGACTGGTCGTATTGCGATGCAGCAAGCGTATCTGGTGAGTCAGGGCGCAGATACCTACGTAGCTAGTTCTGCAAATACTGGGACTGGAACAATTTCGACATTGGTATTAACCGACACCAGCGCCCCAGAAGAAACCTGGACTATCAGATGCTCAGGCGTCGTCAGAGATGCTTTTGGAGATCCAATAGGTGGCTTGGCTACTTTTTCTTCGGTTGGCTCGGTTTCTGGCCAACAGCTTGACGCATATGGAAATCCTATTATTATTAGGAGTGACGGATATGCGGTTAACAACAATATCCTAACCATCGCCATTACCGAAGGTGCAACCTATTTTGACATTGGTGACAGATTTACTGTTCAGGTTGCCAGTAGAGTTTTGAAGAAAGGCGACTTGCTTGAGTCTACTTATATTCCCGAAATAAATCTTAATGCCCCACAATTTATTACAGACGCCAGCGCACTATTTCAAGAGTTTGGTTCGCCATCTGTTGCAAATAGTTTGTCGTTAGGCGCGCAACTAGCATTTGAAAACGGCGCCTTTGGGATTATGTGCGTTCAGGCAGCTCCACCGGTTCCGAGGCGTTTGAGCGAAGTTGTATTGGCAGTTAACGATCCTCTTAGTTCTGATGACGGCGGATTCCCAGATATAAACCATCCTCCTGTCGCTGATGATGCGGCGGCTTTTGAATACACACTTCTGAGTGGTAAACCCGCAGCCGATTCAGCCGTTCATATTTTTGTAACCGATTTTGCGAGCGGGAAAGAAACACAAGTATTCCCAAATAAAGTTGCTTTTTATAGCTCTGCTTTTACTAGCGATCCTTGGACATCATTTATCGACAGTCCAAATTATACTTATAGTTATACAGTTATAAGCGTTACAGATACTGAGCAAGAAGGATTAGATGGATACGTAAACGGAATGATATTTACTGCTCCTTCGGCACTATTTACAAAGAACTCAGACCCCACAAACCCAACAGAAGATGATGTTGGAAATAAAATAGTAATATTGCCGTTTGACGCTGACGGAAATCCAGTGGACCCATCAATTGCTGGTTCTTATACTATATCGGATGTTGGCGGATTTCATACTGTTACGCTGTCTACTACTCCACTTGCCGCAACAGATAAATTGCGTTGGCAGCTTATTAATACTGCTACCTCCGTTGAATCTGCTCAGGTGCTGTTTACTAAAGATTTGGCTACTAGCGGAACATTCAAACGGGGCGACGGCATTCGAGTTACCTACGTTGATATTCCCGATGAATTGTTCTTCGATACAAATTGGGAAGCTGCTTTGGCGGCCCTAGAAAAAGTAGATTGTCAAATGGTTTGCCCGCTACCAAGTGCGGCTATTAGTAATATTCAGCAAGCAACAATTGCCCACTGCGAATTAATGAGCAACACAGTAAATCAAAGTGAACGCGTTGCCCTAATAGGCGCAATCAAGGGGATTACTGTTCAGGCATTGTTAGGACTTACCGATGTGGCAGTGGAAGATATTGGTATTCTAGAGGGCATTCAGGGTTCTAATCCCGAAGACGTTCTTAATGGAAATATTGAAGACTTGGCCAATTACGACACACTGACTAATTTCGGTTATACATTTAGAGCAGTTTATTTCTGGCCGGACGAGATTATTGTTCCGATTAACGGGGCAAATACGGATATAGATGGCTTCTATATTGCTGCTGCGGCTGGTGGTTGGTTTGCTGCAACTGCGAATCTTGCGATGCCCTTGACCAGAAAAGTTTTAACTGGATTTTCTATTTCTAACACTAAGCTTACTAGTGCCGCTCTGTTGAACGAGCTAGCTGGAAATGGGGTAACTGCACTTCAGCCGGTCGTCGGTGGCGGACAAGTTCTGCTTTGCCAGACTACTACGGATAGCGGTGATCCTCTTGAGCTGGAACCTTCGGTTGTGTTTATTCGTGACCGTGTCGCACAGTCGTTACGTGCGGCGTTAAGAGGATTTATTGGACAACCACAAGATCCAACAATGGTTGCTTCTATAATTGCGGTTGTTACTAAGGTGTTGCAATCATTGGTAACACAAGGACTTTTGGCGGGTTATAGGAACATCAACGTTTCGCGCGATGATACTGACCCACGTCAGTATAATGTAAACGTAGAAGTTGCACCAACTCTACCAATAGACTGGATATTTGTGGATGTTGGCGTGAGTATTTTCTAAAATAAAATAAAGTAGTTAGGAACAAGAATGAGAGATAAATCAGGATGCAAAGGGTTTAGTGATGTCAAAACAGAGGAGATAATCAAACTATATATAGATGGCTTAACTATGAAAGAAATTGGTGCCAAGTTTGATATATCTCCTTGGACAGTTCTGGATAGATTAAACAAAGCAAATGTTAAAAAATTAACAAGACATTTTGTTTGTGAAACTATTTTTAGCACTTTTACTCCCGACTCCTGCTATTGGGCCGGATTTCTAGCCGCAGATGGTTGGATACAAAATAATAAAGTTGGCGTCGAATTGAATATTAAAGACCATCAGCATTTAGAAAAACTTTGTGATTTTGCCAAAAGAGACAAAAAACTTTATTATACTAATAGAAAAATGAATGGTAAAACGTTTGAACATGCCACAGTTATTTTAAGATCGTCTAAAATTGTTCGCGATTTGAAAGAAAACTTTAATATTGTGCCTGCAAAGTCTTTGATATTACAACCCCCATTAATTATTCCGAAAGAATTAAGAAAACATTTTATACGCGGATATTTTGATGGAGATGGGCATTTGGGATGGCACAAACACAATCATTCTCCAAGGTTCAATATAATTTCTGGATCATTAGATATGCTAACTTGGCTCTATGATACGATAAAAGAAGAAAATACGAGCTTGATTGGAACAAAAATAACAAAGAAAAAAGATGCCAATTGTTATACTTTTGAATTTCAGGGATCAACTGTTTTTCCTTTATTAGATTGGGTTTATTCTGATTCGACCTGTCAAAATAGACTAGACAGAAAGTACCAAAGACGTTTAGATTATATTAAAATGGCCGCCGAATTAAAAAAGAATAAACTTTTGAATCCCCGACCCAAAGTTCGAAGGGTTTCTAAAGAAACAACTCAAGAAATAATTAAAATGTACAATGATGGCTGTGAAAACGAAGATATTTGTGCTAAATTAAATATTTGTGAAAAAACAATATATAATCATTTAAATGATATGTAAGATATAAATCATAAAACAGGAGACTAACAATGCCAGCATATAACCCAGGAACCAATTATCCAAATACTGGTTCTCACATAAGGACCACTTCTCCGCACACTGGTCTTTCAACTCAAATTGTCATTAAGGTTAATGGCCAAGCAGTTGGTGCTCTCCAAAACCTTACTGTCAATCAAGCGAGACCTTTGGAGCGTATCAAAGAAATAGGGACAGACGGATGTATCGAAATTGTCCCTAATGGTATCACAACGTTCGAACTAACTGCTTCACGCATTGTGTTCGATGAGATTAGATTGCCAGAAGCCTTTTCGAGAGGGTTCAGGTTTATCAATGCTCAGCGATTGCCGTTTGATATTGAGATTTATGATTTGAGTAATATTACGCCCGCAGGAACGTTGCTCGGAGACAATGTTGCTGGTGTTGTTACAATGACATATAAAAATTGCTGGTTTTCCGCATATTCTACGCCCTACACTGTTGATAATTATGTCATCACAGAAACAGCGACCATACAGGCTGAGACGGCTTATCTGCTCTATCCCACCGCAGACGCTATTCCAAATGCCGGGATTAATGGCAGAAATATTCCTGCTCAGACTGATACCGTTGGAATCGAGCAGGGAACTAATATTGGAAACATGCTAGGCTCCCTTGATGCTAGTGGCCTTGTTAATTCAATATTCCCCGCCCCAACCACATAATAATTAAATAATTTTAAACGGGCGCGGGGAACCAAAAACCCTGCGCCCATGAAAGCCACCCTCCACGCACACTTTTACAACACAATTAAAACATAGGAGAAAGAAATGACTAAGATTACACACTCAGATATGAGACGTGTCGATGGCCCTATTCAGACACAAGCGGTACCGCAGCAGAATTATATTGTTGAAGATATGTCGAATACACCGCAGACTGTAGACGAAAGATTAGCGGCATTTGAAGGAAATCAAATACAAGTTCCTGTTTCGCCGGCCCCTCAAAAAGTTAGTAAAGAAGAGCAGAAGAAATTAGAGAGCCTGATTTTTATGGGCCGGCTTTCTAAAGAAGTAGATTTGGTTGGACATAAGTTTGAAATGAGCACTCTTACTCACAAAGAAAATAACGAAATTATGTCGCGCCTAATGAAAGCCGGAGATGCTGCTGATATTTTTACGGTTAGGTCTCTTACTTTGGCGTTTGCCTTAAAAAATATTGACGGCGCACCAATTGAAACATATCCCGCTGAAGGATCGTTTGTTGACATTGTTGATAAAAGAATGGCAATTATAGATAGTATGCAGCTTGCTTTGGTAGAAAGGCTTTACGCTGCTTTCGAAAAACTTATTAAAGAGGCGGACGAAACTGTCTATGCAGAAGCAATAAAAAATTAATAAAGGAGCCGTGGCACCGGCTTCGTTGGAAACTTTGTAATACGTGGGGTGTGCCCTCTGACCACGAGATATTTAGTGGGATTAATTCGTCCCAGTGGTTATGGTATTACTATAGTTTTATGGAAGACGAAAAGGAAAGCTTTGAAACTGAACGAGATTTAGTAGAATACAATGCTAGCTTTGTTGAACCGGAAGCAGTTAGAAAAATAAGAGAAGCTAGAGAAAAAGCTATAATAATTCCGGAAGAGCAGTTTATGTCTGGTATTGAAAAAATGTTCGGTAGGCCGCTTAATATAAAAGAAAGGCCCCAAGAACAAGAAATGCAGAAGGCTGATTTAGGACAGATTTTAGACAGATATAGTCAAAAGAAAGACGATAGTGCACAAGCAGTTAGTAGCTATAAAGATTGGCTGAATATCAATTTGGAGAAGTAACTAAATGGCACCAGGCGCAACTGATATACCCGATAACGGAAGCGAAATAGAGCGCGGGAGAGAATCAGAAAAACAATTGGACGACCTTGCTGCAAAAGTTCGTGCTCTTGGAGAATCACTTAAGGGTCTAAGTTCCGAACAAGCAAAATCAATTGCAACCGCGGCCACTGTATTTGAAGATGCTAGCAAAAAAATCCAAAAGTATACGGAAGGTGTTCATAATACAAAAGATGGATTATCTCAACTTAGAAAGGGAAATGATGAAGTTGCTAGCGCGATGTCTCGGGCGTTTGGTAATATTGGACTTACTGCCGCGTTAGCAAAAAGAATATCTGATGCCCGTTCTGCTTTTGAACAATTAAAAAATGTAGTTGGTTCTGCTGTTCCGTTTGCTGCCGGTAAGATGCAGGAAGCTGTAGTGGGTGCAATAGACGACGTTACCCACGGTTTAATGACAGCACAAACTGAAGCATTACATTTCGAAAAGATGACGGAACAATCAGGAATGACCTTTGGCAAGAGTTTTGGCGAATCCAAATTATTCCTGAAATCATATCAAGAATCCTATAAACGCATGATTGATGTGATGAAAGCATCACCGGAAGATATTAATAAAGTTCGTGAGTCGTTCAAAGATGTAATGGCGCCAGATGAACAAATTAGAGCGCTTACGTCTATAAAATCTGCCCATAGTGGATTTAAAGGAACGGTAACAGCTTCAAATGCTGCTTTGGCAGTTGCTGCAGCAAAAGGAATGGACGCTGGAAAAGCCGCACAATGGATGGGCAAAGCCATAACAGAGTTGGGCGCTTCTACAGAACAAGCAACTCTTAACTTTGCCAGAATAGGTTTTGCCGCAAAAGGTTCTGGGCTTTCGTTTGAGAAAGTTGGTGACAGTATTATGAGCGCGGCAGATAATTTAAAAATGTGGGGAGGGACAGTTTCTTCTGTTGCCCCATTATTTAAATCCTTTTCGGAGAGTTTAACTGGAATTGGACAGAAAGGTTTAACGCCACAATTGCTGCAATCATTTGTACAAGGTCTTAATTCTATGCAATTTGGCACGAAAGCTTTGCTAGGAATGCAAATGCCAGGAGGAGCTGCCAAGGGAGCTATAGGCGCCGGGCTTGAGATGGAAGAAGCGTTAGAAAAAGGGCCAGAGGGAATGAAGAAAGTTAGCGAGAGCCTTGTTGGTATGCTTAAACAATTTGGCGGCGGAAAGGTTGTAACCCGAGCCCAAGCAATTGCCGATCCAGGATTAGAAAGAAATTTTATGGTTCAGCGTCAATTATTGCAAACGCAAATGGGATTAGACCAAGCATCGGCAACAAAAACTTTACAGATGCTTCAGAATCTAGATAAAAACGGAATGCAGGCATCCGGCGATATGACTGACGAGTTAAATACTACTTTAACCGACGGACAAAAAACTGCTGAAGCGACACGTTCTGCTCAAGAAAAAGCTAAAGCAGAATCTATGAAAGCTATTGTGACTAGCACTGGCAATATAGCAAGTTCTCTTAGCAACTTGTTAAAAAAAGTTGGTGGCGGGAAATATCTTGAGGGGCTTTCTAAATCTACTACAAAACTTACCAGCGGACAACTTAAAGAAGGTGTTGAAGAAGCCACAAAACCGTTTAAAACAAAACCTGCTGTTCTTCCAAAAACAAGAAGTACTACGCCTACCATTGATGCCCTGATACAGAAATCAGAAGTAACTCAAAAAACAGTAACGCCGGCACTTCGTCAAAAAGCAGAAACAGGTGCCATTTCTAAAAAAATAGAAGCGCTAAATAAGCAGTCTGCAGAAGTACGGCATAATGTAAAAGTCACACAACGTCCCGTTGTAGAATCACCAGATACCACACAGTCACAGATTCATAACATTTTAAAAGCCGGCGAACAAGTTAAAACGGAACAAAAAATGCCCGTAGAACAACCAAAACAAGAAACTTTGGTTGAGAAACTAGAAAGAAAAAAACAGGATTTATTAAATAAGGGAAGACTTGACAAAGAAGCATATAAACGAAAACTCGAATACGGACAAGGTGGGCCTGGAAAAACTGATATGTATTTTATGCAACAAGCGAAAGAAGCTGAAACTGCCGCAAGAAAACAAGCTATGCCGGAGCCACAGAATCGTGCCCCAGTTAATGCCGCTATCTCCGCCACACAAAATATTAAAACCCAAGCGGCCGCCGCGACCGCTTCGAATACGCAGGGAGTTCAAAAGGAATTCAAAGAAGTTGTCGTAACAATTACGCCCAAGATGGACGCGAAATCAAAATCTCTAAGCTTTGATTTTGACACGGCAATGAAACAGACCCAAAGAGATGCCACTTTGTATGGACAACACTAACAGGAACCAACAATGACCTCAACCCATCTTGTAGATGCAACAAAACAAGTTGGACAAGCGCTAAACGCAATGTCCGATATGCCCAATACTAGGCTAGCTATTGGTGTCACGAACAGAGATAAAGAAGTTATGACGTGGATGTTACCCAACGGAACAACGGTGCAAATGTATATTAATCCTGAAAGTTTTGTTGTTGCGGAATCCAAGCAAATACAACAGACTCGTACAAAAGGCGGCTTTGTTATACAGATGTTCGGGGATAATTTAACTCGCCTAACTTTGACGGGAACAACTGGTTCTGCTGGCGTAAAAGGCATAAATATTTTGCGAGACATTTATCATTCTGAAAATAGATCATTTGATGTTATAGCCGCAAGCCAAACAAACCAGCTTTTACAAGCGTTACAAAGCAACAGTCCGTCTAATACAAATTCGGCGGCACAAACAGTTTCATATATTTCGGATCAGTTAAGAAATAAAAACTTTATACTTCGCCCATCATTGGCTTCGTTGGCTTTGGGAATCACGCTTTATTTCCAGGGCATACAGTACAGGGGATACTTTTCGAGCTTAACTGTCAACGAAGATGTGAATAGGCTGGGATTATTTGTTTATAATATTGAGTTTTTTGCGACCGAAATTATAGGAAAACGCTCTAACTTTATGGCCTGGCATAGGGAACCTATGGCAGATGATGTTTCTGGTCAGTTAATAAACTCCTTAGTATCTAGCGCAGGCAATTCAATTAGGGGATTATTTGGTCTTTCGCCAACACAAAATACCCCAAGCCAATACCATCCGGGTAGTTCCCCTCTAAGCTTCGGCGGAAATGATGT